TTAGCGAGCCAATTAGATATCCCATCAGAGCACAAATTCGCGCCATAACATTGCCCACCAAATGCGGCACTTAAACGGAGGATGAGTTCGCCAGCGTTGCTATAATCTCGACTTGAAGCAAATCGCGATTGTGCCGGGGTGAGATTCCGCAGGATGAAATTACGCAAAGATTCGAACTGTGATGAAGACACCTGGACGTCAGCCATCTTGTGCGCATCAATGAAGCCGCACCGCACGTCAGACCTAGTGACGAGTGCGGGTGGAGCAGTGATGGAAGACAGACGTGCGGGCCTAGGAGCGATAAAATCTACCGCATGACTATGGTCCTTAAGCAGATCGAAATTGGTGTTAGCATAGACTAATTGCTGCATCTCCAAAAAGGTCAATTTCGTAAAAGGCATAGGGTCAGGGGCACTATAATCATCAGCGACCAAATTGTGACTGGCAAAAACTTCGAGCGGCCTACTTGAAACAGGTAGACTACTCTTAGCGACGACGGAATTGCTCTGATCAGTGAAAAAGCGCCGCGTTGGATAAACATCCAAAGAGAAAGGTATACGCGCCCTGAAGCCGTTAACTACCTCAGCATTATCGAACAGCTCAAAGCCGACACCTGGAAAGCAAAGGCCACGCACTTCCAAATTGCTTTGGAGAAAATTAACGCGGGTGCCGCGCGTTATGCCAATGATAATCGCCGCGTTATGCTCACGCAACCAACGGAGAGGTCCGACATTCGCGGCGACACTGAGTGCAGCCGAACGTGCACGAGTACCTTGTGCGCGGCCAACAGTATCTTCGTGCGGGTCATAAGCAGGGTCAGAAAATTGGTGCGGTCTCATTTTAATGTCGACAACAGGGCGAAACATTTGATGCATGTTGGAAGTCCAGAAAACGCCACTATCCACCATACTACGAGTTTGAAGCAACTCCCGCTGCGCCTCTCCCAAGTACTGCGCTATAGAATGCGTGGCAACAACTGATACAGAGTTACCAACAAATAAATTGAGCCGCCGCGTACTGTACACAGGATGATCGACGGGCAACAAACCGCCGACGTCAGCAATTCGTTGAAAAGGGTCTCCGATCAAAACCACGGGAGTGCGCCGCGCTTCAGCAAACCGCAGCCATAAAGAAATAGTCGCAGCATCAATACTATAGCATTCATCAATGACCAATAAACGCACGCGCTCGGCCGCCGGAGGCAAATCATGTTGGGTGTGCACTCTGAAGTGATTGTCTGCTTGACGCTCCCAGTCCCGCCTGAGTGCGTGTGAAGGCACCACGACACAGACATCGAAAACCTGATGACCTACACAATAATCACGGACGAGACTACTTTTCGCGCTAGACGGGACGCCAGAGATGCAAACTTGAGGGCACCGAGCCATCCTGCGCCAATACGTGGACCTTGCAAAACGCATAAGATGATCGCGCAATTCGCCCTGAACAGTTGCTGGAACGGCCATATGAGTTGGAAGCTCAACAGGATAATTTGGTCGCTGGCGATGAAGAATTAATTCAAAAAGCTCGAAAAACCCTGAATCAGGGCAAGGAGCATCGAAAAATTCAGCACCGGCATCCCAAGCAGCAAGATTCGCATAAAGGTCGTAGAACCTAGCGGCACAACGGCTCATGACGTCGGGAGGAGGCCACAAAGGGAGATTGGGCAAGAGCAAAGCATCCGTACGGTATTGAGCGATCATCTCATCAGTCACAATGGCTTCAAAGATCGCATCCGGCTCTTCCCCCTCAAAGTCAATCCGCCTAGCCGGTGGACCACCAGCATCAGGGGCAGGGGGAACCGCGCCAACAGCAGGAGCGGCAGCAATAACATGGGGCGCAGGGATCATTTCAGGGACGAGCGCATGCTCAGCATTGGCCACTCCATTAGGCGCAACGGCGGGGGCTATTAACGCGGGTTCTTGCGCGGCAACATCGAAAATGGGGGCGTGTTCAAGAGCGATGACCCCAGGAGGGTCAACGGCTGGACCAACGGCAGGAACATTTTCAGCAGGTACAAGCATGGCATCAAGAGGAACACCGGCGACCAAATCGTGCGCAAGATCTTCGTCGTCGTCATCAGGCAATGGAACATTAGCTGGGTCGACGACGATGCCAACGGCTTCAGCAAGAAGCACGGCAATACCTGGTTGTTCATGCACCATGAATGGCCGGCCAGGTCGTCGTACACGTTGTGGGCGCGGATGATGCACGCGAACAACCTCATCTGGT